GCTGGCCGGGAGTGGGGAAGCCGCCGGAGGCATACCATTCCACATTGAGCTTTGGTATGGAGGCCGGCAGATTTAAAGCCTTCAGAATATTGCCGATCCAATCCGGCGCGGGCTGTGTAGACCAACTAAAGTGCGGTAATTTAAGCTGCAAATTAAGGTTGGAGAACGTATTTTTAATTGGATTGATTACATTGTTGGTAAACCAAGAAGAAACATTGGACCATATGCTTTTAATTCCTTCCCATGCCGACGAAAACGCGTTTTTGATAGGGTTCGTAACGTTGTTGCTGAACCAAGAACTTACATTGCTCCAAATATTTTTAATATCGGACCACAGACCGGAAAAGAAACCGGATACGTTAGTCCAAAGACCTTTAAAGAAATTAGAGACAGGGGTTATTACGTTAGTGTTAAACCATTCTCCCACTGATTTCCAGGCCTGTTGAGTTTGCTGCCATGCCCAGCTTGCTGTTTCCGGTATTGTTTTGGTGAAAAACTCTCCGAATTTTGTAAAATGCTCTTTTAAATAAGAAAAAACCTCGCCCCAGCCTGTTTTTAGCTGTGACCAGGTTTCGCCGAAAAATTTCAAGGTCTGTTCCTTGGCATCGGCCGCCCATTGGCCAAGGTTCAATTTTAAAATACTATCCTTTACTCCTTGGAACCAATCTGAAATCCCCCAGTCTTGTCCGAACAATTTTCCGATTCCGTCAACTAATGCAAAAAGAATATCCCACGGGAGTGATATCGTACCTAATGTGAAATCCTTTAGGCCGTTGATCATATCCACCGTGTTCCATTCGGACAACCCTGAGAAAAATTCAACCAACCCCAAAAACATGGTTGCTAAATCACCTAAACCAAGAATCGCAATATTAGCAGCTAGTTCTCCGATAAAAGAAAATGCAGACTGTAAAAAGCCGGTAAAGCTTCCCCATCTGCTGTTTTTGAAGAAATCGTCTAGGCGTTTAAAAACATCGTCCACATATTTTAACTGCGGTGCCAGCTTCTCCTTCATTTCCTCGGCCCATGCGCGAACGCCATCTACTATTCCATTGGATTCCGTGTTCCAGGCGTTGCCGGACGCTCCTGCTCCAGCCCCGCCGCCTGAGCCACCGCCTCCAGTATTTTGCGGTTGATCGATAATATTCAATTCATCAAAGGCCGCCGAAGTTGTAGTCTTGGCTAAATCCTCCAACGCTCCCGCAGTTCCTATTGCGGCGTCCTGTGTCTGCCGCAATTGCTGTGCCGCCGCATAGGATTCCTCATAGGTTTTTCCAAAGAGCGACGATATAAAGCTGGCAATCGCTTTCGTTGCCTGGGCTAATGCCGACATCAGCGCGTTTAAAATCGGCATGACAGATTGAATGATAGGCATAAACGCGGCTGTCAGGTTCATTTTCACCGCATTTAAGGAGTTCATAAATTCGGTATTGGAGGAAAGGGCACCCCAAATCATTTCTTTGAATGACCTGAAAAACGAATATAGCACCGATGTGATAAAGGCTGCCTTGATCGCCATTCTGATGCTTTGGCTCAGTCTGTTAAACGTGGACTGAATATGGCTGGAGGCTCTCGATACCGCTGACTGCTGATGCTGGGCAGCTTTTTCAGCGGCCGCTTTTTGCTTTTCTGCTGCCTTCTGCGCCGCCTGCGTTACACGCTCATGCATTGCGAGGCGTTTCGCTTCCGTCTGGGAATCCGCGACTTTAATAGCAGATGCGAGAGAAATTTCCGCTTGCTTGCGCTTTAAAATCAGTTTATCATACTGTGCCCCGAGTTTTTGATATGCCTTATCTGCCAACGTCGCTTTTGCCGCCGCTTGGTCTAAAGCGTTCGCATCTTTGTAAAAACTGGATAATTCGTCGTATTTTCTCTTTGAGATGGCGTCCATCTTTTCGTCCAACGCGCCCATTGCGACGCGCAGCTGTTCAATTTTTGCTTTCGCGGATTCCACTGATCTATTCAGCGGCTGGGTCGGCAATTTTATATTAGCCATAGCCCGGCTAATCGCTTTCCCTGCTGTGTCTCCAACCCGCTTAAAGCTGGAAGCAGCCTGTCTGTCCGCTTTTGAAGCCAAATGTCCAATTTGCGCTTGTACATTGTCCTTTAAATTTAAGGATAAATAAATGCTTCCTACTTCTGTGCTCATTTTTTCTCACCACCCGCTAAAGACGCAAACATGCTTTCTAATGCAAGCATCTGTTTGTCGTAATCATTGGAATCAAAATGCTGAAGCCGCTGCGAACGGAACCTTTTCCAGTCGGATTGGATTCTGCGCTGCTCCGGAGAAAAATTTTTAATACGTTCTTTGTCAGTCTCTGAGCGTATCATGACAATACGTCCCAGCGGCGTGTCGTCCATAAGGCCGCTTACCATTTTGATCCAATCGGAGTATCGTAGATCGCCTTGTTCCGAAGGCAGCACCCGATACTGCTTCGCGATACTCTGTTCAATTAAAACCCGGTCGTATTCCAGGTCATACCACACTTCATTTTGAAGGCCTGTTCTCTGAGCTTTGAAATCGTTTCGCCACGTCTTCCGGCTCCTCTCCGCTCATTGCGGCGATCACAGTTTCAAAAAGGCGAAGATAAGCCGGATACCTTAAATTCATATCATCGATTTCCTGAGCATGTTCTTTTCCAAAAACCAGGGCAAAGGCTTCCCGGATCATCTTCATGCTTTCTTTTCTGCTGTCGGCGCCGTCTTCCGGAATAAGCTTCATAACCTTCTCTGCGGTCTTTTGTCTGTCGTCCAAAGGGTATACTTTATCCCCAATCCTGATTTCAGGGCATTCAGTAAGCAGCGCGTTATCAATGGTATATAATTTCATTTTTTTATTCCTCCATTTAAAAGAAATAGGCCCCCGGTTACGGGAGCCTACGCCTGTACTTTTTTAAATTGAGCCTGCGGGGGTGTACGTTGGTTTTCCGTCAGACATCAAATCAAACTCCAGTGAATCTACATTCGTGGAATCTCCGCCTCCCGGGGTGGTTACATTGATTACACAGTCAAACTCTAGTTTCGCGCCGCTGGGGAAGGTCCATTCCGCTTTACTGTTGCAGTCCTCTCCGGTTTTCCACGCAAGGCCCGCAACATAATCATTGCCGCTGTCACCGATATTTCTCTTCCCCGATAATGAAATAGTAAACATTTTTCCAGTCGTCAGCCTGCGGCCCCAGCCCTCGGTGTCCATCGGGGTCCATTCCTCCACATTGCCGTCCATAGAAACCGAAAAGGTTTCCATTTCCTTTACCACCGCCATAGTAGGAGAATCTCCGCGCCCGCTGGTGCTTACTTTAAATTGGTTCTTAAATACAGGAAGAACTCCAGTAGTAGCCATAGTATCAAATCCTTTCATAGCAAATTTCCATGTTAATTACGTACTCAAAAATCCCGTACTCGTCTTTTCCTACGGAAACAGGGCGCGTTCCAGGATCAACAGAAACAACAGGAACATTGCCCATCAATAAGCCGCAGCTCCCATAAATCAGGTTAAAGATTTGCTGCGCTTTCTTTTCCGCTTGATAAGCGTTATTTGTCCAGTGGATCAGCACCGTAACATTTTTATAAGCATACCTAACGTTTTCCGCCCCTCCAAGACAAATCCGGGAGTTTCCTTTTACCTTACCGTCGTTATAGACGCCAACAAACTTTTCCTTGCTTCCGTCAATACTGCCCGCCGCGATACAATCAGAAAGCTCAGGGTCTAAAGCTTTCAGCCACGCCACTATATTTTCAAGCGTCACCCCTCTCTACCTCCTTTTTGTACAGCGCGTTAAATGTCGTCTGTGCGAAATCCTTTTTTTCTCCATTGATCCACGGTTCCAGCCACTTGCCTCCTGCATTTGGGTTGTTAACGGTTTGAAAGTTATATTCCGGGTGATTATACAGCCTGCGCGCCTGCACGGAACCGGTAATCAGCCTGGATTCGATGTCGTGATCATGAACGGACGTCTCTGTAAAAGTATCATTATTCTGCATATCGCCGTTGTCATAGGGCATTACCTGCGCGGTTCTGATTTCGGTTTGCAGAGCATCAACAGTCTGTTCCATCGCGCGGACGGCGGCATTATTTAACCTTTTGATTTCCTGCATATTCAGCTTCAAACTCATTACATCAACTCCAATTTTGTGAAGTTTACGGTTCCGTCGGGATTCCTAGCGCGGGAAGAAGAATAGATCCTTCTAATTACTGTTCCGCCGTTTATCACCACTTCGCCGGAAATATCCAATCCAGGAGCGATATCGCCGTTAAACAAGGCGGTAGCCTGAAGCTGAACAAGCCTGCGCTCCTGGTCAAGCACTTGTTTGGAATTCTCGGAGTAATTGCAGTTTCCTTCAAACAGAACGGCTTTCTTCGGGCTTCCGTCCTCGTTAATTCCATCTTCGAACTGGATTTTAACTGGAATCGTACAGACAGAATCCGGTACAAGCTCAGGCCATTTCATCAGTACACCCCCTGATAAGTCAGCCCGGTTTGATTTAATATGCCGGCTACATCTCGGGAAGTAGCAACCCCGTTGCTTTTTGTCAACACGCTTTTATCCCAGCTCATGGATACTCCGTTAATGGAGTAAGAGGAGAGGGGATTGCTCAGCAGGTCGGAAT